GCAGCAGTAACACTTCCCGAGTTTAATAATCCACCAATAACTGGTCCTAATTCTACAGCATCAAATTTTAAAGCAGTGTTATCAGTAAAGCCACGAATAGGTATAGGCAACTGAATAGATGCTTTAGCAGTTATTTCAGGTTTTGTTAAAGCTGATCTTCTTTGATATTTTCTAAAAAGAATCAAAGTTGATCCATGATTAAGTTCTGCAGAATTACTTGGAAATGAATACGTGACCGGAGCTTTTCCATTTTGATAATCTGAGACTTTTTTTTCTGGAGATGCCATATATTTTTCCACTAAATATAAAATAGTCAATATATTTATAAGAAAAAAATGGCATACAAAGGAAAATTCAAACCTAAGAATCCCTCAAAGTATATTGGAGATCCTACCAATATAGTTTATAGATCTCGTTGGGAACTTAAGTTTATGTCATATCTTGACAATCATCCTAGTGTATTACAATGGGCATCTGAAGAGTTTTGTGTTCCTTATAGATCTCCATTAGATGATAAAATTCATAGATACTTTCCTGATTTTTATGTTAAAACTAAAACGCCTACTGGAAACATTGCTGAAGCAGTATATGAAATTAAGCCATATAAACAAACTCAGCATCCTAAAAGAGGTAAGAATGAAAGAGTATATCTAAACGAAGTTAAAACTTATGTTATAAATAAAAGAAAGTGGGAAGCTGCCGAAGCATTTTGTAGATCTAAAGGCTGGGCATTCAGTATTGTTACAGAAAAAGATCTAGGATTGAAGTTTTAATGGCTAATACGCAGATTGATAAGTATATCTTTACAACTATTCTTAACCAAGGTAAGGCTAAAGGTCTTATTCCTGGAACTCAAAAGAAAGCTATTGATTGGTATAGAAATATTGCCAAAACATATAGCTCAGTTAATCGTACTCAATTACTAAATCAAAGATCACAAGCACAAACAAAAATACTTCCAGGAAATATGTACATGTTTGCATATAAAGCTAAGCATGCAGAAACTCTTCCATATTATGACCAATACCCAATAATTTTTCCAGTCAATTTGTATTCTGATGGATTTCTTGGAATCAATTTTCACTATCTTCCATTACCTTTACGTGCAAGACTAATGGATGCATTATATACATTTAACTCAGATCCTAAACTATCTGAAAAAGCAAAAGTAAGATTAAGCTATGGATTACTTCGTTCTGTTTCACAATTGAAATATTATGAACCATGCTTAAAAAGATATTTATATTCTCAGTTTAGATCAAAATTCATATATGTATCGCCAGATACATGGGATATTGCTTTATTTCTACCAACAGAAAACTTTATTGGTGCAACTAGCCAAAAAGTTTGGGCAGATAGCGTAAGAAAGTTAAGATCATGACATTTAGTATAGCAGATATTTCATCGTATGCTAGAGGCCAAGGTGGTTATAGCCAAGCTACACATTTTCAAGTTTTATTTACTTTACCTACTGCAGTTTCTAGTGCATATGGACCAACTGGTATTCAAAATCTCAGTATGACTGCATCAGCTGTCACTGTTCCTGGTGTAAATCTTGAGACCGTCAATATTAGAAGAAATACAATTGGATATGAAGAAAGCTTTCCGGTTTCAATTAATTTTGGAAAGCTTAATGTAGTATTCTTAAGTGATGCTAAGGGAGAATCACTTCAAGTATTCAGAGATTGGATAGATTACATTTATAACAACAATGTAGAAAAATCTCCAGCTAATCAATACTTAGTAAAATATAAAAATAAGTATACTACTACACTTCAAGCTGTTCATTATGATCCTGCAAAAAATAAGCTTATCAACTATCAATTTTTTGAAGCATATCCATCTAGCATTAGCGATGTAAATTTAAGTTGGGCAGCATTTGATACAATAGTAAGCCTTAGTGTAACATTTAATTTTACTAGATATATTCAACAAAGAGCGATTATAGCTCAAACTGCATCAGCACCTCAACGTATTGGTAGTCAATTACAAGGCCAGGCCTTAAATAATTTGACTGCTATATCTCCTCAAGTAGATCCTGTAAATGGGCTTAATGCTTTTGTTAGAAGTGCTAGTAACCCATTAATTATATAATATATTTGGAGTTTTAATAATGTCTTTACCTAAAATTAATTATCCTATATTTGAATTGACTTTACCTTCTACTCAAAAGCCTCTCAAGTTTAGACCATTCACAGTAAAAGAAGAAAAGATTCTTCTTATTGCTCAAGAAAGCGAAAACATTAATGATAAGTTGACTGCTATGCGTCAGGTTGTCAATAATTGTGCTATTAACTTGCCAATGGATATTGGTATGCTACCAATCTTTGATCTCGAATATTGTTTCTTAAAGATCAGAGCAAAATCTGTTGGAAATATTGTTGAATTGAAGTATCAAGATAATGATGATAAGAAAATCTATACTTTTGAAGTAGATCTTGACACAGTCGAAATAACTCGTGATCCTAATCATAGCACAACAATCAATCTATCATCTTCTTTAGGATTGGTTATGCAATATCCTACAGTTGAAACTATTATTGAAAGAAAAGATAAGAGTGATAAAACAGAAGATCTTATTGCTTTAGTTAAGTCTTGTATTAAGAGTATATTTGGTCCTGAAGAAGTATATACACTTGATACTGTTCCAGATCAAGAAATTGTTGACTTCATTGAATCTATTCCAGCAGATCAATTTGAAAATGTTGCAAACTTCTTTGAAACAATGCCTGTACTCAAGCATGAGCTTCATTATAAAGATTCTAATGGGACAGAGAAGACTATTACTCTGCTAGGTATTGATGATTTTTTTTCGTAGGAGTTAGTCATACATCTTTGGCTAACTATTATGTTTTGAACTTTTCTTTAATCCAAATACATAAATATTCTATTAGTGAACTTGAAGACCTTATACCATTTGAACGTGATATCTATGTAGGTTTACTTCAAAATTATATTGAAGAAGAAAATGCACGTATGGCACAAATGAGAGAATCAGGCGGATAAATGGATAGAAGATTAAATCGTTCTGTAGATAAACTTGAAGATAAAGTTGATAAGTTAGAATCAAATTTATCAAAGCTTGCAGAATCTATTGCTAAGTTAGCTGATCAAATCTCTGCAGAGAGAAAAGACCGAGCTGCAACTCGTGTCAATTCTTCTAAAAAAACTATATTTGATAGAATTGATGATGCAGAAGGCCGTGCTTTACGTAGAAAAACAAATCCAGATATTGTAAAGACACCATTAGCACCTACTGGACCAGACTATACAAATATAAAGAATATTGAGTATGTTGAAGCAACAAAGCGCTATCGTGATGCTGATACTAATAAATTTTTAAGAACAGCTGCAGCTAAAGCTGAACTTGAAAGAAGAGAAGCTGAGAAAAAGAAAGCTCAAGAAGCAGCTCAAAATATTACCAATACTACAACTACAAATAATAATACTAATTCTACTACCAATAATAAACAATCATTTAGATCATCATTTACTCAAATGGCAAAAGAACGTGCCAGTACTTATTTTAAGGGTGGTGTTGACCCTGAAACTGGTGATCGTGTACATGGTGTTGTTGAAAGAAATCTTAGATATGGTAGATTTAGAAATATACTTGAACAGCAAGCACCTGTAACAGCAAAAGCTGTTAACTTTTTATCTGATACATTTTATTCTTTAAAAGATAAAAGACATGAAGAAGAGCAAAAAGCAAAAGCTGAACAAGAAGCTGCGGCTTCAGCAGTAACACCACAAGCTGCTTCAGCAGGTAGTACATCATTTGCTAAAACTGCATCTAATCAAACTGGCCAAACTAGAAATCCTAGAGTAACAAAAATTACAGATATTAATATCAAGTCTATTGATAAATCAGTTCTTAATGACTTATCAGAAGCTATAGTTAAAGCTATGCGTGATGATACTAATGAAAAAGATGCGGAAAATATTGCTAAGGATGAAATTTCTAAATCAAAAAATGAACAGCGCAATAAAGAATCGGCTGAACTTAGAAAAGCAGATCCTATTAAGATTGCATCAAATGAACAAGAAAATGCTCAAAAAAATGAATCTAGTAAATCTGGAAATAAGCCCGGTGGAAATATACTAAAAAGTATAATAGAAAATGTTATTGGAGAAGCAGCTCTTAAAAGACTTGGTGGAGGTGTATCCAAAATTCTTGGCCGCGGCCGTAGTTTAATTGGTCGAGTATTAAAAGGCGGCGCTGCAAAAGGTGCAGTAGAAGGTGCTGAAAAAGTTGCAGCTGAATCTGCAGTAAAAGGTGGTGCAGAATCTATATTTGGATCAGGATTAAAAAATATTTTTAGTGGTGGTGCTAAAGCCGCTGGAGCTGCTGCTAGTGGTATTGCTGGAGCAACCGCAGCAGAACCTATCCTTGGAGCTGCAGTAAAAGGCGGAGGCGAATCTATATTTGGAGCTGCCGTAAAGGGCGGTGCAAAAGAACCTATATTTGGTGCACGTCTACGTACAATTGCAGGTAAAATACCTCAATATGCTGAAAGATTTGGCTTAAAAGGTGCATCAAAAATTGGTTTAAGCGGTGTAGCAAAACTTGGTTCAAGAGGTATTCCAATATTAGGCGCTGGTATTGGTGGAGCATTAGATGCATACGATGAATATAAAAAATCTGGAAATCTTGGAAAATCTTTATTTGTTGGAGGTACATCGACGCTCGGTGGCCTTGGTGGCCAACTTCTAGGTGGTGCTGTAGGATCTGCTGTAGGCCCTGGTGGAACTTTAGTAGGAGAAGTTGGTGGAGGAATTGTTGGCAATGCAGGTGGAGCCGCCGCAGGTCGTGGTATATATGATACTGGAGAATCTTTTATAAAGTCTGTATTTGGATCAGGAAAACAATCTGATACACAAAGAATGAAACCTGCAGCTCTTAGTTCTCAAACACAAAACCTTGAAAGAGCTAATAAACAAAATCTTCAATCAAAACTTACTTCTTATGCTCCAAGTTCTGGTACAAACATTGTTAATGCTCCGACAACTGTCAACAATATGACACAACAAAGTATTAATATGCCAACAATTCCACCTCGAGGATCATTGGATCTTAAAAGACTATCGCCATAAAAAAAGGGGAGCTTTCGCTCCCCTTTTCTCTTAGTCTTCTTCAGCAATCGCCTTAAGTTTTGCAAAGTAAGACATATCTTCATCTTCCTCTACAGACCAAGGTGGTGTTGAGGATTCAGGAAGACTTTCGACTGCCTTTTCTCTAATCTTAGGAGCAGATGCAGTAGGCAGAGCTTGCCTAGGTTGATCCTTATTCAAATCAAGAACAAGATTAAGCTTAGTCTTGAGATCATCATAAGACTTGAAGTTACTAGGATCAAGGAAAGTGTTCAGAGAATAACACTTATTCCAGATCTTTTCAAGTTCAGAATCATCATCTGAAATTGCACTTGCAGGAGAAAATTCAGACTTATCATAGTTGCGATAGCCTTCAAACTTACGAATCTTAAGCTTGAAGTTTGCGCCAGTCCACATATTGAAAGGATCAATGGCTTCTTCATCTTCAAATTGAGGATGCATCAGATCCTTGATCTTATCAAAGATCTTCTTACCATACTTATAAAGGAATACCTTTCCTTCATTTTCAGGATGAGCAGGATCCTTGACAACCAGAATATTAGAAATAAAATGCAGGCGCCGCTTTTGATCGCGAGCTTGCTTACGTGTCGGAGAATTATCATCATCCGAGATATTCCACAGTTGAGAATTATATTCTGCAACAGGGTCAGGCTGATTAATTGTAGTCAGGGAGTTTTCAATATACCACTTACCAGTAGGACCCTGGAATCCATGATCC